AACGATTCCGATTATAGAAACGTCCGTTTTAAACAACAAAATATTCACGTTGTTTATAACAATAAGGCAAACGAAAAGAACGTACAAAACGGGCCTTACCCAAATGCGTCAATTGTTTGCAAGCCGCCAATTTTTCCCGAGGATGTAAAGTACAACCGCAAGCATGGGCAATACATTACCCTTATTAATTGCAACGAGAACAAAGGCGGACAGATATTAATTGAACTAGCCAAGCGATTGCCTAAGCGCAAATTTCTTGGCGTGCTTGGAAGTTACGGCGAGCAAATCATTGACGACACGCTAAAAAATTTAAAGTATGTCGCGCAAACTCCCGACGTCCATTTAATATATGGCAAAACAAACATTGTACTTGTTCCCTCATTTTATGAGTCTTATGGCCGCGTAGGTTTAGAGGCGGCAATTAATCGGCTGCCAGTTATTTGCACGCCTACGGACGGCTTAAAGGAGTGTCTTGGCGCTGCTGGTCTTTACTTTGATCGTGACGACTTAGACGGAATGGCTGCAAAGATTGAGGAGTTGATGAGCGACGAGATTTTATACGACTTTCACCAAAACATAATGCGCAACCTTGCAGAGGAACGCCTAAAATACCAAGACCAAGAACTAGAAAGATTCTTTAATTTTATCGTTGACAAAGCAAAGAAACCATACAATGAGTGATTTATTATATAGTCCCAACAATTCGTCCTTTACAGGATATTCTATCCAGTTTGCAGACGTGGCGCCAGTTACCGAGCCAATTACATTGGCAGAGGCAAAAGAATACGCTAGAATCGACGGAAGTACAGAAGACACCTTAATTACTAGCCTTATAAAAGTTGCGCGTTTACATTGCGAGTCCTACATGGGCAAGGCAATTATTCGCAAGACAGTTACAATTGAATCGTTTGGATTTCCTTACCAATGGCAAATTCCTTATGGTCCTTTAATTGCTGCTGGCGATGTTACTAAGGTTGTAACGCTAGATCAAAACAATGCGGAGACCGCTTTAAATTACCAGTTAAACGTTGGATTATTTCCAAAGATTAACATTATAGGAGGCGCACAATCTTATAAGTTTAAAATGGTTTATGTTGCTGGATTTACAACGGTTCCCGAGGACATAAAGCTTGCAGTTAAAATGATGGTTAATACCTTGTATGAAAGACGCGAAGATTTTAGCGACTTACAGGCTATTCCATCACCTTTGGGAGTAAAGGCAATCTTAATGCCTTATAAGACTTATAACTGGTTTGGCGCGTGAGGACTAATAAGGAACTTAAAGCTGGCGATTTGCGCGAGCGCATTTCGTTTTACAATTCCAATCTATTTGGCGATGGTTACGGCGGTTTTTATTCAGCGCCTGGATTGTCATACACTTGTTGGGCAAAGGTTACCAATCTTAGTGGATCGCGGCAAAATAGCGAGGACCAAATGGTTATCAAAAACCAATGGGAGGTTATAATTAGAGACAATCCCTTGGTTACAATTACTAAGTCAATGCACATTGTTTACGCTGGCAAAACTCTTATAATTAGCGAAATAATTGACGTGAACGAATACGACAGAATGATTAAGTTAATTGCAACACAACGGGACTAAAATGCTAAGCATTGAATTTAACAAGCAAAGCCTTAACACGTTTTATAAGTATTTAAAAAACTTAGAGGACGACGTTGCCGACTATGTACGGGCGGAGGTTGAAGATTCAATGCTGGCAATTGAAAGCGAAGCGGCAAACAATGTGGCCGTTGATACTGGAGCGCTAAAAAATAGCATTCAATCAACGCCAATAAAAGTATCTAAAAACGAAATTACAGGAGGCGTGGAGGTTGGCGCTAATTACGCGGCTTATGTCGAGTTTGGAACTGGCACCAGGGTAAAGGTCCCAAGCGAGTTAAGCGATTTTGCCGCACAATTTAAAGGCGACGGAATAAAAGAGGTTAACTTACCAGCAAGACCGTTTTTTTATCCTGAAGTATTTAAACAACGGACGGAATTGCCAAAAAACATTGAGCGCACCTTAAAAAAATTACTTGGAAAATGAGAAATATTAAGCCATTTATTCGCAAAGCTTATTGGACTGCGTTAAATAATACGATTACTTATAAAGGTGCGCTTGTACCTTGTTACGATACCTTTGCGCCTGACACGGCGGTTTTTCCTTACATTTTAATCGGAAACCAAACGCAAGAAGACGACAAAGACAACCAACAATTTAATTACATTACAACAATCACCTTGGACGTTGTAACGGCTGGGATTGCGCCATACGGACGCATTGACGCTGATCTAATTGCCGATTCTATTTTACAAATTGTTTGCAATTATCCTGAAAATTATTTACCGCTTCAAATTGGAAAAATTGTAACCGAAAAGCTCGTGCAACAAACCAGCCTTTCAAGTATTACCGACACAAACATTGTGCATCGTGAAATTTTAACGATTGAAAATTGGATTGATGGCCAAGGTTAATGGCTCCGCTTTATTTGTAACGGTTGGACTCAATCAAGTTGCCAAGTCAACCAGTTACGAGTTGTCCGCTGAAATGGGACAACTCGATAAAACAAGCAACGAGTCGGGATTTTTTGCAGACCATATTTCAAGACTGGCGTCCTGGTCTTTATCTAGCGAATCCTTATACATTCAAGACGGCTTTTCCTTTAGCGATTTATTCAACGCTTACGTTAATCGTGAGCGCGTTTATTTGTCAGCTGGCCAAGACGATAATTTAACCTTTATAGGTTTGGCAATGATTGAGTCAATAAGCCAGTCGGCGCCAATGGAAAACATTGCAACAATTTCGGCAAGCTTTAAAGGTGTTGGCGGACTTTACCCGACGATTTTACCAGCCGAGCGCTTTATTGTCGACGAACTATTTGAAATTATAATTGACCAAGACGGAAACTTTTTGGTTTACACTTAAAATTTATTGTTTTGCAATTATTCAAAGTCCTTTTATTTTTAAAAAAAATTAGAATTTAACCTAACACAAATATGGCAACTGCTGGCAAATTTAATGGCACCCTTTTAAACGTTTTCCTTGACAACGTTATGATTGGATGCGCAACCTCTTCAGAATTATCCGTAAACGTTGACCTTGCGGATGCAACTTGCAAAGACGATGGCGGATGGGCCGACCATATCGCTGGATTGCGTGATTGGTCCGTTTCAACTGACGGATTGGTAGCATTTGACGACACAAACAACGTAGGCGATATTTACACGCTTTTAAGCGGTCGTACTGTTGTGGCGTTGAAGTTTACCACCAACGTAACTGGAGACCTTGTATTTTACGGAAACGCTAGCGTTGCATCAATCAGCGTTTCAGCTGAAATGGAAGCCGCGGTTACTTATTCCGTAGAATTTACAGGGAAAGGTCCTTTACTAAAAGCAACCGTAGTACCAGCATCTACTTAATTAGTATTATATTTCGCCTATGAATCACACAGGCAGAACAATTATTACAATTAATGGCGGCACCTATTCCGTAAAATTTGGAATGGGTGCCTTGTTGCATTTTAGCGAGGGCCTTGGATACGACGTCCAAGAGACAATTGAGGCATTAACCAAACCAGGCGTTGGCCAAATTAAATCAATTGCTAAGTTTATTTTTGCGGCTTTGTACGTCGATGCGATTTACAAGGAAAAAGAATTTACTTTAACCTTTGACGATGTCATTGACTGGGTTGACTCAAATGCAACCGACGAAATTAGTAAAGTGATGGTTGTTATTATGCATGGGATAAGCTCAATTACTAAGGTAGATTACCCAAGCGAAGACGCTGGAGGGTCAAAAAAAAAATAACTTTTAACGATATTTTGCATTACGCAATCGGGGAGTTAGGCATTGCGCCTGACTCTTTTTATTTTATGTCTTTTGCCGAGTACCAATCCATTGCATACGGTTACCAAATGAGGCAAAGCAAAGAAGAGAATTTATTTAGAACTCTTTGGGTGCAATTAAACAACGTTAATGTTACTAAGAAAGGCGACTTAATTCGTAAGCCTGAAAAGTACTGGCGAATTCCTTTAATAGACGCCAAGCCAATTGTAATTCCAACCGCTGAAGAAAAGGCAAAAGCCTATGAAATTGGACTTACTTGGCAAAACCTTAAATTTGAAGAACAAGCCAGTTTTGACACGATAACAAACAAAATACAATGAGCGCAAAATTAAACGTTGACATTGTCGCGCAATTAAAGGATTTTAATAAAGCAATGTCCGAGTTAAAATCGGAGGTTGACGGAATAAGTAAAAGCGTTACAAAATCAAACGACGAATCGATTGCCTCGACTAAAAAAATGTCGGGCGCTTTTTCGGACGTTGGTAAAACTTTGGCCAGCGTTTTTGCAGTTGACCAGCTTATTTCTTTTGGCAAAGCAATTCTTGACACTACCGTTGAATTTCAAAAGATGGAGGCCGTACTTACTACGGCTTTAGGTAGTAATTCAGCCGCAAAGGCTGCAATGGATCAAATTGTAGATTTTGCCTCAACTACACCTTTTCAAGTTGACGAATTAACGGACTCATTTGTAAAATTAGCCAATCGCGGATTTGTTCCAACAATGGAGCAAATGCGTCAAATGGGTGACCTTGCAAGCTCAGTTGGTAAATCATTCGACCAATTAACAGAGGCAATACTTGACGCGCAAACTGGCGAATTTGAGCGTTTAAAAGAGTTTGGAGTTAAAGCATCGGCCCAGGGCGACGTTGTACAATTTACATTTAAAGGAATAACAACCGAGGTTGCCAAATCTGACAAGGCGATACAAGAATATTTATTAAGCCTTGGAAACTTAGAGGGAGTTGCTGGATCAATGGAAGCAATTTCCAAGACTACTGGCGGCGCCATTTCAAACTTAGAGGATAATATTACCCAGCTATTTAAAAACATTGGCGACTCGTCTAGTGGCTTTATTAACTGGTTTGTAAAGGACCTTAATAACGTGATTTCGTCCCTTAGAAATATGGGAGAAATTGTCGAGTTAATGAATCCATTTAAAACAATTGCAGAGTCAAGCGACGACGCAAGAGAATATATTTTAAGGGTTAACGATTCGACAAATGATTTAACCAGGACAGTTAAAGACGTTGCAACCGAATTTGATTCTTTAAGCGTTTCTACTTTAGAGGCTGGAACGTCTCAAACCAAATTCTTAAACGAAATGATCCGTTTGGGTCATAGCGTTGAGGATTCAAAGGCATTGTTTCAAACTTATGTAAAGCTTAGAAAAGAGCAAGCAACCTCTGAGCAATTACTAGCAAGCGCAACGGCAACAACAACACAACAAACAAAAATAAATACCGCTGAAGTTGAAAAGCAAGCGGCCGCAAGACAAAAGGCGCACGAGCAAAGAATAAAGCAACTACGCAAAGAATCCGAAGAGTTTTTAAAGAATCAAAACGCAACACTTGAAAAGGTAGGCCAAAGGGATGCGTTTGGCGGTCAACCAACCGACCAAACGAAACAAATGAGTCCTGAGCGTTTAACAATGATTCAAAACGCATCGGCAAGCATTTTGGCAATGAATAAACAAATTGCTTTAACAATGCCAGGCATTACGATTCCTGAGGATGCGGTTGCAAGGTTACAAGCATACAATACCGCACAAGCGCAATTGGCTTACGAAACCTCTTTAGTTGCTCAAAACATGAACGCAGCTTTAATGGTTGGTGATTTATTTGGCCAAGCACTTGGTCAACTTGCCGAGACTGGTAAAATATCTTTCCAAGGCATTTTTGATGCACTAAAACAAATGGTTTTAAGATTTGCGGCGGCTATTGCTGCGGCTATAACATTAAACATTTTAACAGGCGGCGCGGTCATGTCGGCTGGTAAAGCGGCTGGAGCCAAAAGCGGTTTTGGTGCTTTGTTAAAAGGTGGTAAATCGATGGGCATTGGCGGACTTACGCCGTTTGCCGCTGGGGGTATTGTAAGCGGTCCAACGGCTGCGCTTGTTGGCGAGTATTCAGGTGCAAAAACAAATCCCGAGGTTATTGCACCTTTAAGCAAATTGCAAAACATGATGGGCGGAAATGTTACCTTTACAATTAGCGGCGACTCTTTGGTTGGCACGTTGAACAGAGCAAATAAAACAAGAGCAAGAAAATTCTAAACAATGGCATACGGCTTAAAATACACAATTCCATTTAAGGACGTCGACAACTATTCAAACCTAGTTGAAATTTACCAGGACGGTTTTGTTGGCAGCTCAACGGAATTAATTGCAACCGAGCAACCAGCAACGCACAAATACGAGCGCGAAGACAACGAGGATATTACAACGCCGATAATGTCCACCACGTTTACGATTTCTTTTTACTCAACTGACACGACCGATTTTAGGAATTTCTTTAGCTATTCAGATCGCGAGTTTTTGGTTGTACATAAATTCGAGGGAAACATTGTATTTAAAGGCTACTTACTCAACGACATTACTGGGGAGCCATTCCAAGACCCGCCTTACCCAGTTGTCGTAACTGCGACCGATGGATTGGCGCAACTTAAAGAGGTGGATTTGGTTGGACCTAGCGTAGACACAGAGCTTGGAAGCCTTATTTTTGAGACGCTAAACCGCT